TCCTCATATTCTTTTAAAAGTTCCGACACAACTTCTTCTGTTCCATCCATTGTCTTTACTTGATACAATGGAGACTTCATATATTTTTTAATTTTTTTATATTTTTTAATCAGATTATTAACTTCATCTGTGTAGAGAGTTACTTTTGCTTTTCCTCCTCCACCAAATCCACCTGCTCCAATCATCTTTTTTTCTTTCCTTCTGGTGCTTTATATCCCCAAAGTTTTGGATTAACTCTTCCATATCCAAAATCAATTTTTTGAATTGATTCGGGACCAAACTTATCGTAGTAAAGATCAAAAAGATCTACTCTTTTTCTACAACGACAAATATCCATAAAGACCTTATCGTTTATCTTGTACCAAATAAGATATGCATCACTAGGCAAAGAACTATCCTTTGCCTGATCCATAGTGGCATTTTCAATTAATAATTGGCATCCGTATTTTGGAAGAAGATGCTTTTTTTCTTCTTGTGACCATTCCACTTTTACACCATCCTCCAAAGCTACGGAACTCATGAACGGCCTCCCCAAGTAATATCTGGATAAGCCTCAGATACGATTTCTTTTGTTATCTTATATTTATCCTCAAGTCTTTTGTCTTTAACAAGGCACATAAGTTCTGCTTCAAGAGGATGAAGTCCCTGAAGCATATTAATAAACATTGTTTCCTTACGGAGTCTAGAAAGACTATCATTACCACCTTTTACATAAATGTAAAAGTTTTGGCATTCATTCCTAATGGATGTCTTCAAAGTTTCATTAGTAAATTCTTCGGTTCCATAGTAACCGTTACTCTTCATTCCATCATTCTTCGCCTTACTTTCAATAAGATCAGTAAGATTTCCTCCAATAGAAGTCTGTCCATCTACTGTTGCGTAAGGAACAGATCCTTCTGGGAGAACACTAACAATACTCTCATCAAAATTCATGATAAGAATAGTAACTAATCCATCATTTCTGTATTCTTTAAGAACTTCTACTTTCTTAGCATTCGATCTTTGCTTAGAAGCAAGTTCTAGAATCTCGTGTTGAAATGGATTAGGTTGAAGTTTAGGAATTGGTTTTTCAGTCTTCGTCTTCGTCGTCGTAGTCATAATCGTTTTCAAATCTCACTGCTAAAATTTCATCTGGAACAACATTGCCATGTTCATCATACATTTCTGGATGAAGGTTTGGAATGCCATAGATTTTTTCAAATTGACTTTGTTTTAATATCCACCCCATTATACTTCCAATCATTAAAAACATCAAGGAAAATAATACGGTGAATGTGAGAATATAAGGCGTTTCCATTGTTCTTTCCCCGAGAGTTACTTTTTCTTTATATCCAAAAATAATTCAAATTGAAAATGTACCTCTCGTTTGAAGAGAGATAACATCTTACCAAAACGAATTAAAAATGTTTTTGGTTCCGATGGTTTCTCCCTCCTATTATGCTGACGTAACATCAATTCGAAACCGCGATTAATCTGCGGTTCTCTTTTATTATTTAGTTTCTTTCTTTCGCCTTCCTGGTCTTCTATCATGATTATATTTCCATGCATCTTCTAGGATGCCATACAAATAATTCCTAATTTTTCTTGCTTGCGGTTTTGGAATATGACCGTATGCTTCACGAAGTTGTTTGTGCATTTCATCTGAACCACCTTCTAGATAATCATCAAGATCCATTATAAGACTATTGAGTTCGCTTGCGGTAGAACTTTCAATGAACTCTTCAATTTCTCTTTTGACTACAGATTTGATTTTCAAATAGTCATAAAATTTTAGAACAAATTGACCTTTAAAAGCAAGATCAATTGCTTTTTCCACATCGTAATAAACTTCGTGAAATGTGCTGTTCATTAGATAATACTGTTTTCTTGTAGGTATTTTACTGTATCAGTACATCCACCAAGTCTTTGTTGATCATTTAAAAGAACTTGAGGAAATGTAGAACCAGATCCAAATTCTGCATAAAAATCTTCACGATTAAAATGCTCGTCTAATTTATAGACTTTATGTTCCAGTCCCGCCAATTGTAGCACTTGCTCCACTTTATTGCAATAGGGACAACCATCTTTTGAATAGACTGTAAATCTCATAATTTTCCAACGTTGATAATAGAAATCCCCCCAGAAAGGGAGGATTTATTTACTATTATATATCAATATTCAAATCTAAGTCAAATTATGCTTGTGCTTCACCCCAACGTAATGCAAGAGTTCCAGTAAATGCAGATCCTCCAGTAGTATAAACATTAATAGCAAGAACATCAGGACCGTTCGGGAAAGTCCCTCTTCCCCCAATCGGGGTGTTATTTAATTCTTTAAGAGAAGAAAGGTCAAGTGTAGATTTTTGAGTGGCATCACCAACGAAAGAGAATACCTGCTCCCCAGGTTGTGCAGCAACAGGGGTACTAAAAGTATAAGTTATAGATCCTGCAGTTCCAGGAGTAATTGCTGTAGAGAATATAATATACCAATTTGTGGAATCATAATTAGAAAATCCAACAACAGTAGCACCTCCAGGAACCCCTGTTCCAGAAATACTCATACCAGTTCTAACATTCGCCGTCGCTGCTCTATTAAATATTACATATTGAGTTCTGAAACTTTGTGTAATTGAGTTCGATGCAGTGATTGGAGAAGCTGATCCCAACCATGTGACACTAGATCCGTTAGCAATTTGAGCAAATGATGGTTGCCCACCAGCTCCAGAACTACTAAGAGAAAACCAATTTATATTAGATGGATTTGTTGGATAATTCTGAGGATTCAGAATTCCTTCAATAACAACACTAGTTGCAGAAGTTCCTCCAGTTGGAGTAAATTCAATACCCTGAAGTAACAATTGTGCTCGGTTAATTAATTCTCTTTGCCCAAGATCACCAATAATTGAATTTGAAACGCTAGGTGCGAGACGAATCAAGAATGCAGTATTTTTAGTTGTAGAAACTGGAAAATTAACCGATTGATAGTTGAAAATATATCCCCTATCTTGGTCAAACAATCCATCAGTCAAGAATGCAGAACCCCAGTGACTAATTACAGGAGTAGCAGTATTACTTAAAAGAACAACACCAGTTCCAGAAGAATGATTTGATGATATTCCAGCAGTATATGATCTTTGAGATCCAGAATAGTAATTTGTAAATGTGGCTTGTCTGGTTATTCCATTTAAAGTATTCGTTGTTGTTCCAATTCCAGTATAATTAATAATTTCATTGTCAATATAAAGAGATCCAGAGGAAGGTAATACAGAAGTATCAGAAACATAAATTGAGGTAGATCCAGATCCTATTGACTGAGTTAATCTAGTTTTTGCACCTTCATTAATGACTTCATATCTAACTGGTAAGTTACCAGATCTCATAAATGCTTCAGTATTTCTATTATTATTCTTAAGTCTATGAACAAATAGATAATCACCATTTGGACCACGAAGCATCCAATCAATAAATCCAGCACCATACCAAGTATATTGGAATCCAATCATTTGCATTTTTCCAACTTTAATTTCATATCCACTTGGACCCGTACCATCAGCTCTATCAATATTCCACTGACTTTGTGGAATTATCGTTTCTTTTACTAATGCAGCTTTTCCTGAAACAACATTATCTACTCCTCTATAATCGGGAGTAACGGTCATTGAAGTTTGACTGGAAACATTAGTTACAATGTGTGTCATTCCACGAATAGAGATCCTATCTCCGACAATCAATTGGTCCAAAAATCTTGTATTAGTTCCAGTGACTAAATTTGAATTAGTAGAGATCCCAATTGTTCCAGCAATTTGATATGTTGCAGAACGCATACCAACAGAAAGGTTTATACCATCATATTGCCAGAAAATTCCATTTTGATCATCAAATGCACCAGCACGAACTGTCGCTCCCTTCCATTTATAAAGAGAAACTTGAGCTTGTGTTCCTAAAACTGCAGTTGCATTCCCAAGAGTTTGAGTTGCTAATACAGTAAATGAATTTTCATCAATAATACTATTAACAGTATAATGTCCGTCATAACCACTAGTGGTAATATCATTTAAAGAAATCTCTGCTCCAACTTGAAGTCCATGTTCAACATCATCCGTTATAATTGTTATTAAACTTCCTGGGGCAGTTCCAGATGAAGTTATAGATCTTAAATCATAAGCTGGAGCAAATAATGTTCCAGTGGTGTACATGATACCTTTACCAGATTGATATCTAAGATATTTCTTACTTTGACGAATAGCATGTGCTCCATGAGATGGACCACCAGTTCCTAATTGAACTCCACCATCAAAAGGTCTATGAATATAGAAACACTCTGGTCTTGGATATATCAAACCAACTAATTGAGTGCCAGTGTCAATAGTTCCTTGAGCACGAGCTGTATAGGTGAGTTGATTTAAATTTGGAACTTCATCAATTAATCTAGGACCAGATGCAAGTTGATGATTGCTTCCCGCAGATGTAATTGATATTAAAGCAGTGTCTCCAGGAACAAGTCCGTGATTAGAATTAAATGAAACTAAAATTCTTGCTAGAGATCCAAAGTTAAACGTAGTGGTATTCGGAATTGTGCTTATAGTTGGATCACTTATAGTAACTGAGGGATAGAATGTAATTTGATCAGAAGCTACCGCTATTCCAGAAGTAGTTACTGTAGAAACATTTCCGAAAGTAGGATTAATTATATCCGATCCAGATATTGTAACATATAAATCATTATCTGGGCTTACATACCCAAAATCAACTCCAGCAAAATAAATTTGATATCCAGGATAATAACCAGTTCCAGGATTTGCTACAGTTGCAAAATATGATGTTCCACTCTTTGTAAGATTGAATGTTGCTCCAGTTCCAGAATTTGAAGCACGTCCATTATAATCGCCAATTGCTTGAACAGTAATATATCCACTATCTGCAGTTCCAGATGAAGTAAATGCAGTAATGCTTCCAGAACCATTAGCAGTGGTTACGGTAATTGTCAAATCATTAACTGAAGAAACACCACCAAGAGCTGATCCATCTATAGTAATTGTCTCAGAAGATGCATAATTCTCACCACCATCAACTAATGTGGCTGTATATGATGGAGACGCTCCTCCAACTCTAAGAACATTAAATCTCGCTCCAGTTCCAGATCCAGAAGCAACTCCAAATACTGAAAGATAAGTTTTATCACTTAATGGTGCAACTCCTTGAGAATCATCAGCAAAACTAGTTGTATTATTTGATCCTCTACACTTCATGTATAAAACATTATATACATCATTATTATAAGTTACAGAAGCTGCTGGATCAAAAGAACTAGTAAATCTAGATATACCTTTAGAAACTCTCAATTCATCAACATAACCATAAAATCCAAACGTTCCGTTATATCTAGATCCAACTACAACTGGTTTATTTGCATAATTATTAAAATCAGAAACGGATCCTTCAAGATTTCCATTTACAAATAATCTTGTAGTTGAACCCGATCTAGATAATGCAACATGATGCCAAGTTGAAATAGTAGCAGTAGTAATACCAGTTATTACATTAGATCCATTCAAAAGGAAATTTACTTTATCACTTGAATCAATCAAAAGAGATACTGCAACTTCTGTAGTAGAAGATGCCCTCATATCGAATAAATGCTCACTGGTTCCAGTTCTATTTCGATATATCCAAAAATCAACTGTAAAATCACTACTACCGAATGAGAAATCTGAAGTAGAAGCTACACTTACATAATCTACCGTTCCATCTGTAGGATTGAATAAGATAGAACTTCCACCATCTTTAGATTGTGCCGTGCTTATTTTTGGAGTTCCACCATAAGTAATTTCTTTTGAAGATGTAATAGATGTTATTCCACCCGTTATTGTATTAATACCTACTACTCTTACTATTAAATTGTTTTCTGGAGAATTTCCCTCAAATAAACTTCCATCAATAACGATTCTATCATCAACAGCATATTGAATTCCATTATTTGTAAATGTAGAAGCACCACTTACTGTTCCAGAATTAGGAACATTAAGAGTTACTGTAGTAGTCCCAATCCCAGAAATTACAGCACTAGTTCCTATTCCAACACCGATAACACTTTGACCAACAACTAAGCTTGTTGTATTTGCTACTCCAATAATAGTACTTCCAGCGATTCCTGTAGTTCCAGATTTTGTTACTACAGAAAGTGACACACTATAAGAACCATTCTGTCTGGTTACATCAAATAATGCAAGACTTCCCTTTCCAAATCTTGGTTGTCCTGTGCGAATTCCAATATTATCTGCTGTTCCAGTATAATTTCTAAGAAGATTCCCACTAAGAATTACAGTATTCCCTACAATATTTGTAACAAAAAGTGCAGTTCCTACACCAACTCCAGTGCTAACAGCAGAACCAACAGAAATTCCAGAAATACTATTTAATGATATTGTATTAGATGGGAAAAATACATTATTTGCTACTGTTACTGTTGATGTAGTAGTTACAATTCCAGTTACTTGTGTTCCTGTTGTTACTCCAGTTCCAGTAAGAGGAGATCCTATTTGAGCAGTATTAATTCCAGTATATGCAATTCTAGTGCTACCACTTGGGGTATCAAATAACGAAGTGAAACTTCCACTAGATCCTTGACTTGTTACAGAAAATGTAGGAGTTCCAATTTCAGATCCAGTATAAAATCCACCTTTTCTTAATTGTATTGAAGTGGAATATATAGACTCACCATTAGTTGAACCAACTCTTCCTTTAGCATAATATCTAAATGAAGTATTACTTACTACATCAAAAACAACAAAAGTTCCTTCTGCTCTTGATGAAGAGAAAGAAGTTTTAGATAAATTTATAACTCTTATCGGACTACCTGCAGAAAGTCCGTGATTTTCCGATGTATTAACAGTAATTAAAGAATCTCCAACTCCAGAAGATGTACTGCTAGCATCTGTAGTTATTGTAGTTACCTGTAAATCCGATCCAGGAAGTTCATAAATGCTTGGATATCCACGCATAAAATCAATAGTTTGCCATTTCGTAGGTTGCAAACCATACTCAAAATCAGCATCAAGCATTGATTGTGGAGTTGCGACACGCATCCTCTCAATCGCATCAGTACCAAAATTATATGGTCTGAATCTTACTTCTTCATCTTCAATAAAAATTTGTATAGAATCAGTAGAACTTTGATCTGAAGTATCAAATTGAAAATGTATAGTTGTTACTCCATTAGATGCAGTATTTGCATATGGAAATGCTGCATCATAATTGTCACTAAATTCAACAATAATTTTATTTGCGGAATCTGCAAAATTATAAAGAATTCTATTGTCAGTTACATTAGTAATAAGAAGAATTTGATTCAGTTGGATTTTATCCAAAACCTTGATATTACCAGATCCAGCAACACCAGGAGTAAAAACATAATCTCTAATTTGTCTTTTTGCCATTTAAATTATCTCCTATTCTTAAGATAAAGCGATTGAGATTGCAATACTTCTGGTATCAACATACTGTTTGTTTGTCGCATCAGTAGTTGAAATTGCTGTTCCAACATTTCTAACTTTATTATTTAGAACATTAACATCACCAGAAATCGTAGCATTTGAACCAACATCAAGGGTTCCATCTATTAATGTATTACCACTAGATCCAGAAACAGAAAATTTATTTTGATTTACAGTGAAATTTGATTTAACATCAATATCATCTGAAGTAGAAATAGTTGCTATCCCAGAATTAAATCGAGCTTTCAGATTATCGTCAATATTAATTACCGTAGCGATCCCAATAAATGCACCATTACTAGAAATTCCAACTCTATCTACATTAGTTAAATTAGAACCATTTCCATAAAATGATGTGGCAGTAATAACACCACTTACATTAACATTACCAGAAGCATTAACATTTCCAGTTGAATTAATATTTCCATTTACAACAAGATTACCATTTACAATTTCTTGGTCTTCTCCAGTAATATAACTAAGAACCCCATAACATGCAAAATCTATGTTTGAATTGAGACTAGATGAACATACTATCGACTGATTTGGTCCCAATTTAATGTTATTTCTAACATAAGATTGAGTGGTTCCTATTTCAACATCATATTCTAAATAATCTGCACTATCAAAAGATCCAGTAGAAATTCCTATTCTAGCTTTACCTGGAATAGAATCTAAATTACATGCAGATATGGATACCTCAGAATTATAATTAGATGGAGATGTAAATAATGTTTTCTTTTGATTATTAATAGAATTTACAGAAGATAAAAATCCAGATTTAATTAAATTAACATCTGGAACATCTTCACCATACAATAAGAAATTTACATTAGGTTCAGATGATCTGACAATTAATTTTTGATCTACACCAAAATAAATAGTATCAGTTTCTAATGTCTCACCATAATTCAAAATTCTATTATAATACAAATAATCAACGGTAACTCCATTATCAGTAGATATTCCTACTCGAATTTTCGATGGACTGTAATTTTTACTTGAGATTGATACTTTACCAATAACTAATCTATTCGAAATAGATTGATATAATAGGGCATTAGTATTAGTTTGTGGTATAATAGAATTTAATAGTCCAAAAGACATTGGCACAATTATAATTTAAAGTATTTATATTCAAGACAACCTATGATCATATTAACTGGAAGCAAAGGGTTTATTGGCAAAAATTTTCTGAAGAAAATCAATGAACCTATAATAGAAGTAGAAAAAGAAAACGCATATAAGTTTATAAGTGGATTTGATAGATGGAATGAAGTATCTTTAATCATCCATCAAGGAGCAATCTCATCTACGACAGAGAAGAATATCCAAACATTACATCATAATAATGTAGCATTTACATTGTTTTTATTTGAAAAAGCAATTCAATATCAAATTCCAGTAAAGTATGCTTCATCAGCATCCGTATATGGAAATCAAACAAAAAAATTGAAAGTAATTAATCCACTGAATTATTATGCAATTACAAAATTGCAGATTGATTATTTTGTTCAAGACAATCTAGATAAGTTCAGATCAATTCAAGGATTTAGATATTTTAATGTATATGGTGTAGGAGAAGAACACAAAGAAGATCAAGCAAGAGGAAAACTAAAATTATTCAAAGGTTCGAATAAGTTTTTTAGAGATTTTGTTTGTGTTGATGATGTTGTGGATATAGTTTTAAATACAAATATTGAATCTGGAATCTATGATCTAGGAACAGGATCACCAGTTTCATTTCAAAAAGTTGCAGAATTTGTAGCAGAAAAGGAAAAAGGGGAAATCGAATACATCGACTTCCCCGAACATCTTAAAGGTAAATATCAAGATTACACTTGCGCTGATATGAAATGGATTGGCGATTATAAATTTAAATCGGTTAAAGAGTATCTCCTTGAATAACCCTGATACTATCACTATCAAGATGTTGAGTTGAAAATTCAAACAACTCAGTATCTTCTAAGGCATACATTTTATGTCTTAATCCAACAGGAACATGAAAGTTTTGCCCTCTTTTGAGGGTTATTTTTTTCGCCAAATTAATGTCGTCATCATAACCATAAAAAAGGACCAACATTCCAGATTGAACATAAAATGTCTCATCTTTTATGTTGTGATAATGCCAAGAGCACTTCTTTCCTTTTACAAAATATAAAAGTTTTCCGCAGTATTGTTCGTTATTAACAATCCACTTTTCAAATCCCCATCCTTTGGGGACAAATTTAATTGAAGAATTCATTGTCTTTTATTGCCTTATCATCTATGTAGTAATCTGCAGATGGTTTCCCAAGAATAAGTTCGTGATATTTGCATCCCCAAATATCTAATTGCATTTTAGTTAATTCATAAAATCTTTCTGTTGCTTTCTCAGCATCATCATTATATCTACCCATTCCTCTTGCAGTAAAATATTTAATAATATTTCCCTCATCGTATAGATGATTTATTTTTTCTATACGTTCTTGTATGGGTTTGCTACCTTCATATTTACATGAACCGCAAGTTCCATTATTACAAATAGTACCATCAATATCAATTACATAAACTTTTGACATCTTCCTCCGTTAGAACATAAGTTCCCGATCTCTGAACAGCAATAGCAGCTGCTTTATTAGCAAATAAAAGTGCATTATCAATATTATTGTAAGTCAAATATCCATATGTTAATGCTGCTAGAAAAGTATCCCCAGCACCAACAACATCATATACATTTACTTTTTCAGCACGATACAAAGTGTTCTTATAGATGCACCCTTCAGAACCCTTAGTAATAATTAGGTTCTCAATATAACAATCTGCTCTCAGATTTTCAAACTCATACTCATTGATTTTGACAAAACAATTTTCTTTGTTTGGTAGAAATGTTTTCTTACTATCAATAAAAATAGGAATATTAGATCGTTCAACTATTTCAAATAATTTTTGATCTGTTAGATATCCTTTGTTGTAATCGGAAATTACAACAGCATCAAAAGTATCAGTAGAAATGGGAAGCAATAAAGGTTTAATTTTTTCCTCATTATCGACACGAAGAATCTGTTGATTTGATTTTTCATCAATAAACCTAGTTTTAACCAACTTTTCAGAATTAGTTAGAAATGTAATATCAATATCAAACGCTTGAAGGTTTAAGCATACATTTCCTGCCATTCCAGATTTAGTTTCAAGTCTGGAATACTTCATTACAGGAACAGGTGCTTCTGGACTAATCCTTTCACACTTTCCATAGATATATTCGTCTTCGCAACTATCCCCGATCAATAATACTTTGAATCGTTTTTGTTGAGGAGTATCCATCTATTCTATCAAAAAACTTTAATTCTTTTGCATACTGAGATCCTATGACTGGTTTATTTTTCCAGTCGGACCCTACTATCATTATATCAGGTTTTATTATTTTCACAAGACTTTCTAAAGATCCATCATTTGAAAAAGACATAACATAATCAACCGCTTTTAAATTTTCAAGCATGAATAACCTTTCATCAAGAGAATTAATTGGTCTTGATAATCCTTTCTTTTCTTTTACTCTTTCATCTGAATCTATAGCAACATATAATACATCACCCAAATTTTTGGCATAATTAAGCAATAAAAGATGCCCTCTATGGAGGACATCAAATGTACCATTAACGAATATTTTTTTCATTAGGAACATAGATTAACTTTTTAATTTCTGGAAGATACATATATTCAATTTCACTCTCTCTCAAAGTTCTAAAAGCATCTTCAATTGTTTCAACAATAGTATCTCCAGCAAGATTAAATGAAGTATTAAAAAGTATTGGAACTTCAGTTAATCTATAAAATTCTTCAATCAAATTATAATAGTTTTCATTTTGTTCTTTTCTTAATGTTTGAATTCTACATGTTCCATCAACGTGAGTTATAGCAGGTATAAGATCTCTTTTATTTTCTAGAACATCTACAGCATACATCATATATGGAGTTTCTTTTAATTTGTCCATATCAAACCAATCACTAGCATGTTCTAAAAGAACTGTTCCAGCAAAAGGTCTAAAATATTCTCTCTTCTTAACAGTATTTACTATATCTTTTCCGTTTTTTACTCTTGGATCAAAAAGAATAGAACGATTGCCAAGAGCACGAGGTCCTGCTTCAGATCTACCTTGACAAATTGCTACGATATTTCCATCAACAATCAATTTAGCAACATCATGAGGAGTTGTATCTTTTTCAATCTCATTTTCTTTTAATTCATAATTATAATTAATTTGCTGTCCAAGATATAAAGTATCCAAAGAAAAATCTTTATAATTTGGAATCAACCGTTCCGACTGGGATTTATAGTACAGATATTTTACAGCGCCCATTGATACCCCAGAATCATCTGATATGGGTTCAACATAAAGTTTTACATGCTTAGGTAAATTTTTTAAGAGACGATAATTAGAAACACAATTAAGCGCACATCCGCCAGTCAAAATTACATTACTCTTTCCAGTGATTGATATTGCTTTATAAACTAATTCAAGTATATAAAGTTCAAATTCTTTTTGTAATTTATATGCTAAATTTTGTCTTTTTCTTTCTTTATCTTCAGCATTTTTTGCATATGAAATATATTCATATGCTCTCAATTTTGCTCCAACCATAGTCAAATCTTGCCAATCATATAATCCAAATATTTCACAATTCCCACCTAAAGAAGTTATCATGGGTTTAATTTTTTTATCTTCTGTTCCATAAGAAGATAAACCCATAGTTTTCCCACAATTTAGTCCATCCCATCCCAAATATTCTGTCACAGCAGAATATACCATTCCAACTCCAATTCTTTTCTTTTTATCAACATAATGTGGAACATCTGGATTTTCAATCTCACCAAATCCGACACAAGTTTTATAGACGCAATTAAATTCGGAATAAGAATTAATATCAAAAATTGATTCATTCTCTTTTCCATAAAATTTGTCAGATCCCGCACCGTCTATAACTAGACATACTGCATTATCAAATCCAGAATTATAGAAAGCACATGCACTATGTAATTCATGATGCATATTTGCAAAATTATGCCACTCTTTTACATCAATTCCATTCTTTTCAAACAATTGATGATATGGAGCAAAGTCCGAAACTTCATTATGCAAATATGTATATCCTGCATAATCTATTTCGGTAGTATAATTTTTAATAATATCAGATAGATATAATACTTCTTTACAATGTTTAGAATGAGACAATCGTTCTTCTTGTAAATGAAGAACTATTTCATCATCTTTCATTAAAGTAATAGATGCATCATGAGATCTATTTACGCCTAACATCCACATATGTCACTTAACCGTAAAAGTAATGTTTAATACTATCCTTTCTGGAGTTTGCTCAGGATAAGAACTTGCGTGATACCTTCTAGAATCAAAAAGAATAGTTTTTCCTTTTTGTGGTGTCACTCTAGTTTGTAAATTAAAAATATCTGGACTATATCCATTAATAAATCTTTTTATTGATGGATCATAAAATTCTTTAAAGAAATGAGTATCGCCATCTGAATCATTTACATAATAAAGTGCTGTATATAATTTTACATCATTTTTTGGAACATCTATATGAGGAATATGATGAGGAACTATATTTGCATTTCTATTAAATAAATTCAATCTAAATTCAACTAGATCTTCAATTTGTAAATTTGAAGCATCTTCCAAAAAATATAAAATCGGAGAGAATGTATCAAAATATGATGATTCTATGTTTCCTTTACTCCACAGTTCATGCACAAATCCAGAAACTGAATAATCATTTATTTCACAATCATATTTGTTTAGATCATTATTTTTCCATGCCCCATAAGGGGCACTAACTTCTCTTACAAAATACCAAGGAAATTTTGGTTGCATAATTGAATCAGATAAATGATCTTGAAATCTTTTTGGAATAAGATCATTTATCTCTACAATATCTTCAAAATATGATTCTTTGCTCATTGTTCCACATTATTTTTTACTGTAACCAACTTTTGAATTTCTGGAAGATACATGTATTCAATATCACTCCTATTAAGAGTTTCAATTCCATCCTCTATAGTTTCTACTAATGGATCTCCACCAAGATTAAAAGAAGTATTGAAGAGAATAGGAACTTCACTCAGTTTTTCAAAAGCACTAATCAAATTGTAGTAGTGCTCATTTTGCTCTTTAGTAACTGTTTGAATGCGACAAGTTCCATCAACATGAATTACTGATGGAATTTTTTCCTCTACGCCAGGAAGACAATTTACAGCATACATCATATGAGGAGACTCTTCACGACCAGCAAGATCAAACCATTGATTAACTTTTTCTTTCAGAATTGAGCAAGCAAATGGACGGAACCATTCACGATGCTTTACAGTATTTACAATCTCTTTTCCATCTTCGATTGTTGGGTCAAACAAAATAGAACGATTACCAAGAGCACGAGGACCACCTTCAGAACGTCCTTGATACATGGTAACGATATTTCCCTCACGAATTAGTTTTGCAATTTCATCATAAGAGGTGTCTGTTACTTCAAGACCTTCCAGATCAGTTTCATAAGTAGATGGATCGTATTGAGGACCATAATAAACTGATTCCTGTTTTTGTGGAGTAGTATTTTCAGTTACTTGATGATGAATATACTTTGCTCCTCCAATAGATGTCCCACCATCATGTGAAATGGGCTCGCAATAAATGTTAAGATCAGGGAATTCTTTCCAATACTTATAGTTGGCAACACAGTTCAATCCATATCCACCACAAATAACAATATTTTTTTCTCCAGTTAATTCATGTGCTTTACGAATAAGATCAACCATTCTGTTTGAAGTTTCTTCTTGGATTTTATACGCCATATCTTTTTGAACTTGCGTATATTCAGAAACTCCATGAACATGATTTCTCAAATCATCAGATAAAATCTGATATCTTTGGCAATTTATTTGTGCAGCATTAGGATACGTTGGAATAACCATATCTCTATTTCCCCAACCATCTTTAAAGAATGATGGGATGTCCTCATTTTCACTTCCATATGGAGCAAGACCCATCAGTTTTCCAGCTTCAATAGCAGGAAATCCACAATATTGAGTAACTGCCTCATACATTTTAGTATGTCCTGGATATTCAGTTACATAAAAATTTTCTTCTGGTTGTTGCAATCCAATAGCAGATTTTGTTCCTAAGTGTTTCCAAACTGTTTCAAAATTTTTAGGATAACTAGCTTTAAAGATAGTCTCAAATTCATAAGCAGTATCCTGAAGTCCATCAAACTGAAGGAAACTCCCTGCTCCATCAGCAATCACACAAGCAGCAGTTTCAAATCCAGAATTATAAAATCCACAAGCTGCGTGCATTTCATGATGATTGATATCAATAAAATGAGTTTGGAATTCAAACTTTTTTCTTGCAAGTTTTCTAACCCACCCTTGATACATATCTTCACCAGTCCAATCCAATTGAGGACCATTTCTATGAGTATGACAAACGACCAAATGATCAATGTGATCTACATACTCAAATACTTTTGCTAGTCCAAGAAGTGGAGATCCATCATATTTGAATTTTGAGAGACGTTCTTCTTCCAAATAAAATACTACTTTACCATCAACCAGTAGAGTAGTGCTCCCATTATGACCACGGGCAACTGCTGCAATAATTGTCATGTATATACCTCAATTTATTTTTTGATGTTTATAGAGTTTGCAAATCCAGATGTTTTGGATTTTCCAATATTTTCTAAAGGATTACTGTTGGAATTCTCCATTAATGCAGGAATTAAATTTGGATTACTATTCCCACTCATTGTTGGAGGACAACATGATGGTTTAATTTGTTCTTGTGTTGGAGGAATAAAATTAACCTTAGGTTTTTCGTAATATCTATTCATCAACTTATCTGATGATTTTATAATTACATCTTCAATTTTATCATTCATAACCATTATACCATCATTTACTCTTAATGACTCTTCATCATATGATACTCTAATTGGATCATAAACTCTAAGCCCCTCGCCCATATCCAATACATCAAATTTCTCATAATTTGGATATGAAATATTTTCTTTAAAAGTAGATCCTACTACAACTACAGATGGTGTGTCAACAGAATATGCAATATGCTGACCAACACTATCACATCCAATAAAAAGATCTGCTTCCTTGATTATTCCTGCCCAATGCCTAATAGGAACACCCTGAGGAATTGCAACAGGTTCTTTCATGTTTTCGGAATCAAGATTTAAAGAAAGTTCCGTCATTAATATTACAGAATATTTCCTCTGAAGTTTTTTAATTATATTAATAACGTTATTATACTCAAAACTTCTACCAGAGTGATCTACAATCAAATTACCAATTACTTGAACTCCTCTACCAAAAGGTTGAAATACAACCGTTTTTTCTTTTTTTGTTTTTTCTCTTACTTCATTTACAGCAAACAATCCAGCAATTTGTTCTTCTCTGGATAGTTTAATTGTAGGTTTTTGTAGTTCTCTTATTCCTTTTTTGTTTATTGCAATATCAAACGCTTGAGATAGATTACATTTTTGATTGTAGTATTCCCAAATACGGTATGGTTCTGGAGTCTCAATATCCGTATTTACAATCTTATCTCTAAAAAGATTTTTATGCCAATTGTCATAAACATGAGAATATAAAGTGGGATGTCCCTTAAAAAAATCTGTCCCTCCTTCACATACAATTACAAAATCTTCGTCTGGATGCTCTTCTTGATATTTTTCTAATGCAGGAATGGAGCACAAAACTCTTCCTGCTCCACCGTTTATAAAAAATGATTTTGGTCTCATAATAGGATCAATTGAAATGATACTGAATTTTCCATTCAAATATATTTAGACTAAAAAAAGGAGATAGTCAATAGACATCTCCTTAGAATATATTATATTATACTTTCTATTGTTTGGGAAGTTTATCTGGGCCTAAAAGATTTTCTGGATCCAAGTTATAATCATAATCTTGCCTCCAACCCACTTTAATATCTGCTGGGAATGGAATCATATGAGCTTCAGCATTTTCATATACATCATAACAAGACATTAAACCATCAATAAATTCTTGAACTGCATCTTTCATTTCTTGTGTATAAAGATGCCCATTTTCATCAAGATCATTTTGAGTTCCAGCAACAATTGAATCTCTCGCAATAACATGTTGTTCCATGGTAATGTGAGGAAGTTTCCAAGGAAAAGGAGTTTTCCAATTACCATTTTCTAAATCATAATATATTTGTGTAGTTTCATAAGTATGATCTGGAGATGTTGGATCAGGTCTGCTGTAATAAACTGTGCCATCATCTAAAGCATACTCTTTTTGTGGATGACCAGATTCTGGACTAGTATTTACTCCAATATAAAAAGAAGCAATCAAAGCATCAAGATTACTTTCAAGAGGACTCAGTAAAACTGCTACTTTCTCTAAACCAGCTCTTATGTTTGCAATTTCAACTTCTTCTGCTTTTCCTGAAGATGGCATGAACGATTGAGGAATTTGAAGCAATCCCGTTTCTCTATCAACAAAAACAAATAATTTATGAGGACCGGAATATGTCAGTGTAGCAGTTTTATTTAATTCCGATGTTTGAGCAAGATACTCGTCAGCTAAGTTATAAGTAAAAGATGTAGTAATGTTCATAACTCTTTCTTGTTTCTTTTATTAGTTATTTATGATTATTTGTAACTTATTCTTACTAATCCTGGAGTTCCCCAAGTTCCATAACAACATCCACCTCCACAAGTCCAACCAGAAGGACCACCAGCTCCAGGAAGATATGCACGTTCATTCATAGTTCCAGTTGCCCAAGAAACTTGAGCAAGTGCATTTTGGAATAGACAATATCCACATCCAGAATTTTCACATTGTGTTGCAGGAGCCCACCCACCTTTCAGATTAACCAATCCACCAGGATATGGAATAAATTGTTTATTCCAACAATGGTTGTCATAACATACAATATATTGTGCTCCTGGATTTCCACGAGATCCTTTATCAGCACCAAAGTAACAAGCACAACAAGTGTTACTTTGAGCCCAAGTGCAGCAGCAAGCAAAACAACACGAACATCCTCCAGCGCCACCATCTGCACAGAAATTACTTAAGTTATATCCAGTAATATAAGTTGATCCACCAGGTCCTCCACATTGAGCACCGCTACTTCCATTTCCAGGCTGTCCAATGATAATATTATATTTGCATCCTGGAACTACATTTGCTCCTGTCAATCTTTTAACTGCGTATGCTCCAGAATTTCCAGGAGTTCCTTTTGAACAGCAGCAGCTGCTTCCGCCACCACCACCAGCTCCCCAAATTTCAAAGATTATATCAGTTACTCCACTTGGTATTGCCCAATAGTTATATGCATAATAATCATAAGCTGTAGTATAACCACCATTACAAACCGTTCCGCACTGTGCAGCAATATATTCCACACGATATCCAGATGCTGGTTGTGTCGATAATTTAGTTACAGTATTTACTCCAACTGTCGCAGAAATCACAGTTGAATCAATAACATTAAGTAAAGATCTTAAACTAGACATATGTGATATCCTTTATGAAATATTTAGTTATAAAAATGGAATGAGCAATCACCATTTACACCTAACCAACATGAACAATATGTAACAATATGTGTGAATATTTAAACAAGCATCACCATCATTATTTGAAATTATATAACCCCCACTATCATTGATTAATTTTGCTGGATATGGAAGTCCAAGTTTAGCCCAACATGTACTACAATTACAATAAGTTTCGAAGTAACCAGGACGACCTGGAATTACGCAATCTGCTCCAAATCCACAGGAACAATCAGTATTTGGATTCCATCCACCACATCCAGAGAAAAATACTTTTCCTACACAATTAAAACTTGATCCCCAATAAGCATAACAACAAGTTTTACCTGGCAATCCACCATCTGCACAGAAATTACTTAAGTTGCAACCAATCACAAATGATTTACAACCTTGCACTCCACAACAAACAGGTATGCAGCATGTAGGTGGTGCAACAACTAAGCAATAACACCAACCACCTTGAATCTCTGGGAAATTTAAAGTTTTTCTTGCGTATGCACCAGATCCTCCAGGAATCCCTTGCTGACAACAACAAGCTCCTGCTCCAGATCCACCACCACCCCAAATTTCAAAAGTCATTTGTGTTGTTCCACAAGGAACACAGAAAAATCTGAGGCAATATTCACTATAATTTGTGAAGCAACAATCTAAATTACACTGTGGATGGAATATAAATGTCTTACCATCATCAATTCCTTGTATGGCTGCGCCCCCAGTATTTAAACTTGTGATGGTTTCTTTATTTAATAAACTCCTTAAATTAGACATTTGTATTCCTCCTTATGTTTTACAATACCAAGTAAGTCTAATTAGACCATAAGCACCTTCTGATCCACAGCAGCAACCACCACCATAAACATCAGCGGACATTCCACCTGCACCAGGAGGACCATTACGGAAACAATCTGAACTTAAACCACCATTATTTCCTGTGTTGAATAAAGTAAGATCTCTACCACAACCAAACATTTGAACGTGTTTAATTACGTGTAAAGCTCCAAATTTCGCTCCCATAACACCACCTGCAAATCTTGCCGATGATGGGCGATAGTTTTTCATATGACACCAGTTTCCACAATCGGAATAATCAAATTGGTTATATGAAACACCATTACCCCAATAATCTTTACCAAAAGTTTCACAGCAAGTTTGAATTGTCCTATAAGAAGTGCAATCTGGTCTAGCAAACTTATCAGTTTGCCAACGACAAGAAGACCAAGAAGTTCCACAACAAGCTACTGGAAAAGTATTACATGCGCCAGCATTACCACCACCAAAGCAGAAAGAACCACCATAACATCCACCACATGCACAGAAATTATCTAATCCGCAACCAGTAATATATGATTTACATCCATCATATCCTTGGTTTTGAACTGGATATCTACAAGTTCCCGATCCAACATAAAGACAGTATCTAAATCCATCTAAAGAAGTTCCAGTAACTTGTGGAGATAAAGCGCATACCGTGCATTTTACATATTGACCTGAGTGAGCGGGAACTCCATTGCTACAGCAACAAGCGCCGCTTCCGCCGCCGCCACCAGCCCAAAGTTCAAATACAACCTTACAAACACATCGACTAGGAACATCCCAACAAAAACACTGTCTTCCATAGTCTTCAGCACTACCATATTCCCAACAGTGACTACCCCTGAACCACAATTGATGAGCATTCTCTCCAACAAATGTTGGAACTGGAACATCTCCTGAATTTGGAACATCTAGTAAAGTTCTTAAACTTGCCATAAAACTTTACCTAAGATTAGTTGGAAAGGATAGACCAGCCATATGTTGGTCCAGTATAAAGTAATTCTAATGAAGTATTTCTGATATCAAAATCCAAATCTTCAGCAAGATTTGCGATTTTATTTCCATTTCTTGCAATCACAGCTTTATTTGTTCCACAGTTACCTGCGGCATCAATAAAATTAATTCTATCCCCAACTGATGGGTTAGCTGGTAAAGTTACCGTTAAAACTGCACTAGTAGTATCAATTAAAAGAAGTTGTCCAGACTGTGCTGTATAGTTTGTAGTTACTCCAACTGTTGCTCTAGAATCTGAAAGTGGTGAGAGATTACGTCCCATTAGATTGTGCCTCCTGTGTTAATATTTAATCAAAATAATTATTAAGCGGATTCTTCCACACCATATGCAGAAACACTCACTCCAGATGTATTAGTTCTCACTACAAGATTTTTCGATGCGTTCATTACAAAACCAGTTCTTTCAAGAACTCCATTTCCTGGAATGATAGCATCATATTCAATCCATTCTGCAGATGTTGGAGTAGCACTTTGAGCTAAAGCAACTCTAACAGTAACGTTCGTAGTATTAGTATTCACCATGTTAAAATTAACGTATCCAACAGTAGATGAAGGAACAGTATATACAGTGGTGTTTGCTGTAGTTGCTAATGAAACTTGACCAAGAATTCCAGAGGCCATTTAATATTTCTCCTAAATTATTTGAAAAATCCTTAATAGTATTTATAATTTAAAGATAATTAGATCGAAGATGCCCAGAAAACATATCCTTTGGTAGTTTTGTTAGCTATAATTTGTGCATCAACATATGCTTTAACAGCAGCCTGAGTTGGGACCTTTTCATTACTATTCGCTGCAAATGTTGCATCTGTAGTAAATTCGTTAATTTGAGCGCCCAACTGTGCTCCAATACTACCCAGTCTTAAAGATGTAAGACCAGAAAGATCGAAAGCGGAAGAGTTCAGAGTTGCAGATCCAGTTGCCTGATTGACTCGGAAATACTTACCTACACGGAAGTTACCATTTTGATCTGTAGAAACATAGTAGATACGTCCTGGATAATCCTCATTAATTTCACGAGATGGAATTGGATCAACCAGAGGAACACTAGGCCAATTAGTTGTTGAAGTTCCACCTGTTCCAATTTGTAAGAAGTCATGTCCAGTCAAGCGGACTTGAGAATAAAGATATCTTACTTTAATAGTTTGTCCATCGTATGATACATTTGGATTTTCTTCTGCAAGAATTGCAGTGGTCCGTCCAAAAGCATCAGGATAATTGAAATTAATTTTAAGGAATTCAGAATCAATTTTTAAATATCCTGTAGTGCTAAATCCAGATGCATTTCTAACTCTAATTTGAGTAACACCAGAAGTTATATCTTTCCAGAGTTCTCCTGGAACACTAGAGGATCCAATAGCAGTAATAGTGGAACCATTACCGTGTGCAGATGCAATTCCAGCACCTTCTTGTCCTCTAATTACTGTCAAGTTTGGTGAAGGAACCGATGAAGTGGCAGTAATTTTAACTATTTCATTATCAACTTGAGCAAATTCGTTAATAGTAAATGGAGAAGTTGAATTTACGAAGAATGTAGTAGTTGATGAATCTGTTGCACCAGAAAGAGTCGTAGAAGTTTTTATTGGATAGTTAATTAAGTTCAAATTACCGCCAGTATGAGCAGCAGATACAGTTCCAAGTTGCCCTCTTGAAACAAATAATGTACCAAGACCAACTGATCCAGAATAACTTACTGTTTGAATCACAAATGTAAATGGGTTAGCGCCAGTAATAACAGTATTTCCTATACCACCATTACCAGATCCAGTTACAAATTCTACACTTCCTCCAGGTTGTAAAGATGTAGAGAAACCAGAAAGGACTAATGTAAATCCTTTTTGTCCTCTATTAGCATCAGTATTATTTGTAAGAGTTGCAGTAGTTCCACTAGTCAATCCCCTAATAGTTTCATTAGGAGCAAATCCAGTACCAATTCCTAAAGGACCAGCACTAATTAAAGAATAATATATTTCAGAATTTGATGTTTGTACGCTATTAATATATCCAAGAGCTTTTGATGTATCTCCAATAATCCTTTCATTAACAGAAAATCCAGATCCAGTTACAGTTAATGGTTGATAACTTAAAACTAATCCTTCAATTTGACCGCTTAAGAATGCTTCATTTGAATTATAACCAGAACTTACAATACCATAAGTTCCCCAAGAACTATTTCCTGCCAGAGAACGAATTCTTCCACCACGAGTTGATGCATAAGAAATATAAGCATAATAAGTAAAACACGAAACAAATTCTGCAGATCCATTATTAGTAACCCAGAATCCAACTCCATTATCATGAATATTTGTGTATGAGTCAAAAACAATTGATTTGTTTGATGGAGTTGGACCACTATCTAAGAATTGTCTATGAACTCTACCATCAACAATTGCACCTACACCACCTGTAGAAAATGCCGAGCATTGAGAAACATATGGCGACTTTGTAATCGGACTGGAAGGATTAAGAGAAACAAATATACCTTTTACAGTAGCATTATTAATATCCGAAGGTAATGCAGTAAATGTTAAGTTAGTTGTGCCAACTGATTGAACTATACTAACTTCTGCAGTAGTGCTGTTTGAAACATTTACAACCTTAGTTCCTGCCGAAACACCAGTTCCACTTACAATAGTCCCAACCAAATCTGGAGTAAAATTAGATCCAGTAAGTAAAGATCCAGAAATATTTCCAGAAACTGTTGTTACAATTCCAGCAGCAGCAAATCCAGTCATTCCTTCCATGACTAGATCTTTAAGCATTGTCTTATTGCTCAGCATAAACATTGTTGCTTGAGCATTCGTTCTCGTTTCAACGGAATTGATTGTAATATCAGTTCCACCATTTTCCCATGTATCAGATGTAGTCCAACTTCCACCAGTTATTGGCATGATTGTAATCACATTTTCCAAATAATTGGAATTCATTACTCTTGCTACTTTGGTTCCAGATCCATTAATAATCGTAGATCCATAAGAAACTGTGGTTGGAGCATATGGTAAAGATATTACTTGAATTTTTGAATCGCCAGATGCAGGACGAATTTTCGTGGTACGAATGTTATCTCCAACAACTGTTACTTCTTCAGGAACAATAATAGGTAATTGTTCATCATATACACCAGCCTTAACATAAATTGTTGCTGGGCCAGTGGCAATACCAACAGCGTGTGAAAGAGATGCGAATGAACGACTTATGTTTAAACCATTATTACTATCACTTCCTTCTTCTGTTACATAATAAACTGGATGCGTTACGTTATTATCTTCCCAAACAGGAACACCACCAGAAGTTACTGTTAATACTTGACCATCAGTTCCAATAGGAAGTCTAGATGGACCAGATCCCGATTGGTATATAATATCACCCTGAGTTGTCAGAACATTTGTTTCTGCTCCAGCAGATAAAGAATTCCAATATGTTCCGAGAGCATCTGTTTCTGGTGGATTACCAGCATTACTTGAAGCAACGCTAATATAACTATTACTATTTCTTCTTACTGCATCACCAAGTTTATATGAAGTAAAAGTACTCCAAGTGCCAGCCCAATTAATTCCTTTTACTACAAGACTCCAATTGTCTGTATTAATTGGAGCACTATTATAACTTGTAGTAATAGCAACATAAGAATAACCACCATATTGAACAACATCACCTGGTTTATAGTCTGACAGTGTGCTATATGTTCCTACTGCAGTAAATCCAGTGGTTACTACATCCCAATCTGCAAGAAGGTTATTTGCTGGAGGTTTATTTGTATTAATTGTGGTGGCAATATAAGTATATCCACCATAAGTTACAACATCCCCTGGTTGATATGTTTCTAAGGAACTCCAACTATCCTCAAATTCAAATCCCTTTATATATTCAACTACATTTGCTGTGGTAAATCCAGTGGTTGAAAATCCAGTTACTACTCTATATTGGGTATTACCATATTTTACAATATCATTAATTTTGTAGTATGTTCCAGATTGCCAATCACCTTTGTGCTCAATACCTTCAACAAATACACTCCAGTTTGATAAATCTGTAGAATACCAGTTAGATTGTGAAGATGTGGAAGTGTGGGAAGTTGTACAAATATAATAATTTGCACCAAATTTTACAATATCGTTAATACTATAATAAGTAGATGTAGCCCAAGATCCTCTTGATACTACACTTTCAGTATGTAAGGACCATTTAGCAAGGTCTGTAGATGTCCAATTAGATTGATTTGAAACAGAAGTGTGATTTGTAATACACACATATGTGTTCGCACCAAATTTTACAATATCATCAATTACATATGCAGTGGTTGGAGCCCAATTACCTCTCCAATTAAATTTTAATCTTCCAAGTCTAAAATCTGCCATCTTTGTTTAATTCCTTACTTAGGTCCTACTGAATAATCATAACTTCCAAATCTTGCTACAAGATATCCATCATCATCAATATAATAAGAAAGTCTTCTAAAATCAAAACGATACTGTTGATATTTATCTGCTGGGTGATTTGTGAAAGATTTTTCCTCAGTCGTTTCTTCCACATAATCTATTCCATCCAGAAAATCTGGATATGGTGTCCCATCAGTTCTATGAAAGTCAAAAACATCTTCATCAGTGGTTTTTACTTTTGTATAATATAACATTCCACTACTATCTCTTCTCAAAGCATGAACATAAAAATCGTTCGAATTAGAAAAGGATTTTGCATTATCATTCCTAACGCTTGTGCTTAAATACATTGTCATGCGATTAATCTCCAGTAAGTTCCTTCCCAGATCAATTCTATAGAAGCACCGGCAAGATCACATACTAAAGGTGATTCAATAAAACCACTATAATCTTTAAATTGTTCGCTATTTTGGGTTGTTACCGTAAGATTATTTATATCCCAATATGATTCCGCATCTATAATTTTTATACAATCACCTACACTTTTAATTGTTGGTAATGTTGCAGTAAATGCACCTGATGATGTATCGGCAAAATATTTTACATTTACTCTCAAATTAGTGGCAGAGGAAATTACATCATATCTAGCTTTTGTTATTTCAAATCCACCGTTAGTAGAACCATCATGAACCCTGAGAGTTTTTTTAGTTGTATCTACTGTTACTTCTGCAACGGCACCGATAAAAGACGAATGCTCTTGTTCGGTTCCTTTTCTTAGTTGTACTCTTTTTGTTACATTATCTGACATGAATTTGAGTTTAACTTTAAAAATATTTATTAAATTATTATTATTCTTGTTGGATGTGCCCTTACAAACTGAACTTTCTTATCGGTAGATTGTCCGAAGAATTGAGTTTCAGTTTCTCCCTCATAATTTGCCCATGAATACGATTCCAATCCTCTTCCAACTATATTAAAGAGAACCCTTGCAATTCCATAAGCAAGAGTTATACTATCAGTAGATCCAGATATTGCGAACAATCTACCAGATCCATTATAAGAAGTTGCTTGAGACTCATTTCCATTACCAACAAATCTAAAGATAACTGGTTCAGTTGGAGCGAATACTGTAATAGATTCCGTTCCATTAATGAATGAGAATAGAGTTCCAGATCCAATGTGAGGAGCGGGAACGATAGATTCTGACGCATTTCCAGTAAATTCAAATAATACCTTAGTATCATCTGGAGATACAGTATAAGATTCTGTAGTTCCAATAAATCCGAATAGCGATCCAGATCCACGATGAACGTCTGTTTGCTTCTCATTTGCATTTCCAACAAATCTAAACAGTGCAGTATCTTCAGGTGGATTGACTGCAATAGATTCTGTTGCGCTAGAGAACGCAAAGAGAGATCCAGAACCAATATTATTAAGGAGATATCTACCGACACCCTCACCATTAATACTAAACAATACTTTCGTATCATCTGGTGATGCAGTATAAGATTCCGTTCCGCCAATAAATCCAAACAGAGATCCAGATCCACGATGAACATCGGTCTGTTTCTCAATTGCAACACCAGTGAATCTAAAGAGAGCGGTATCTTCTGGAGGATTATAAACTGCAGATTCAGTTGCACTAACGAATGTAAAGAGGGATCCAGATCCAATATTATTAGAAACAATTCTGTTTGTAGAATCTCCAGAGAATTCAAATAGAACTCTAGTATCATCTGGTGATGCAGTGTAAGATTCTGTAGTTCCAATGAAGGTATAAAGAGATCCAGATCCAACATAGGATTCCGTATTCTTTTCAACTGCAGATCCAAAGAATGTAAAGAGGACCTTAGTATCATCTGGAGATACTGCAACAGATTCAGTTGCACTAGAGAATCCAAAGAGAGATCCAGAACCAAAGTAAGATTCGGTATTCTTCTCAACTGCAGATCCAGAGAACGTAAAGAGAACTTTAGTATCATCTGGGGATACTACAGAAGATTCTGTTGCACTTACAAATGTGTAGAGAGAACCAGATCCAATATAGGATTCCGTATTCTTTTCAATTGCACTTCCTTCAATATTAAAGAGAACTCTCGTAT